ATGACCTTCAAAGAAGTTATGGCGGATCAAGAAGTTAGATTGGAGAATGGTAAGGCTCCACGAACTGTGTGGGTGGCAACGAATAAGGATGAGTTGGTGACTCATGCCAAGGTGAAGGCAGGGAAGACTCGGGTCTTTCTACAGCCGACGTTAGATGTGACACTCCTTATACGGAAGTATTTTGGGCGTTTTTTGGATTCGTATAAGGAACGTGCTGGATTCAATCTATGTCATGGTATTGGACAAGATAAAGACTCCTGTTGGGGAGCGTATAGGAAGGGATTCACTGAGATGGGAACGAAAGGTTTTGATGTAGATTACTCTAATTATGATGGGTCTGTTCCTCAGTGTGCGATAGACGCAGCGTTGGCGGTGATCGATCATGCGTATGGAGGTGAGTTTAGTAAACAGCGAGCTGGGTTGATGAGTTGTAATGTGCAGTCGACAGTGCTAGTATCAGATCAATTGTACCAGAAAAGAGCAGGAGTATGCTCGGGGTCACCAATCACGGATGTGTTAAATTCATTGACAAACTGGTATCATGTGTTATGCGCGTACCAGATTGCTCAGATGATGGCTGGTCAGGTGCCTAATCTGGAGAGTTATGATGTTAACGTGCGCGCATTGACCTACGGTGATGATTTGCTGGTTACGGCGAAGGATGCGGTGTTGGATTGGTTTAATAGAAAGACGTTCGCTTTGTATGCTGGAATGTTGGGAATGACTGTGACTGGTGCGAACAAGACAGGAGAACTGATTCCTTTTGAGGATTTTGATGATTTGACTTTTTTGAAGTCACCTTTTGTTCTGAAGAGGGGTTATGTTGCGGCTCCGCTGCCGCTAAAAGTCATTCATCGAGAACTAATGTGGCGTAAGAAAGTGAATGCAGGCGATAAAATGATCTTTGATCAAAAAATAGAGATGGCATTGTTGATGATGGCACATCATGGACCTGAAGCAGTTGAGTTACTGTTAAAACAGCTCAAGGAAGCGGGAGTGAAACGAGAGTTTGATTTCCCAAAGTGGGAGCGAGCAATACGAGATAAACAGGAGTTTTATCGCATTGACACTCCAGGCCGCGCCCTCGAGATGGATGCTTGTATGGTGTGGAGTAAAGAGGAGTCTATACTCAAAGTAGAAGACATCGACTGGGATAGTTGGGGTGGTGAAGATTGATTATTAGCTGTTGGGAGAATGTCCCTGGATGCGTAATCACCTCATCACTCATTACAGTGATGCAGTTAATAATAACGATCGATATTTAACAGAGGAAACTTAGTCCTGTTAAAGTCGGCC